CATAAGGTAATATCCTTCCGTTGGCGGCACCTTTTCCGTAAGGTTTATAAAGTCGTGCTGCGCTGTGTCAATTCTTTGCCAATAGGCTACATTTTCAAACTGAGCAAGGATATTTGTCCCGATGAACTGCCAGGCTTCCCATTTGCCGGCGCTGTTTTTTAGGATAATGTTAAGCCCCATTTTCCGTACATCTGCCGGGCAGGCATCGGTGGCGGCGGCCAGCGTTGTAGCTGTTCCATATTCCTTAGAAGCATTCCAAGTGGCAGAGGAGAGTTGTATCGTTTCCGATATAAGAGACATGGAGTGAATATCAGCAAAGTAGGCCATCTTTTTCCAGCGGTCCTTATCTTCAAAGTCTGTTGTCGAAGCACCAAAGAACTGATAGGCTGCCGGCCGATTTATTCCTTCAAGGAAAGTTAGGATAAGGCTTTTTACTCTAAGGTTTGCCGGAACAACAGAGGGAGCATAGTTAGGCGCATCTTCATCGCTGATTTGGTAATAACCTGTTTCAAGCGGGTACCGGGCATCCACGTTCAGGATAGCTCCGGCCTCAATTTCGGGAGTGGGAGGCGCCGGGGCATCTTCTACACCCCAGGTTTTATATACCGGATTCCAATAGTACTTTGTTTCTTCATCCCCATTAAGGGTAAAGTAATCCCCTATAGAGCCTCCATCGGGGTATTTCTTATAAACATCCCCAACGGTAGCAAAAGAGCCTAAATTATGTATATCTACTGCCATTATCCTGTAATAAATTCGTTTGCAATACTGAGTAAATTTTGTGCTGCCTTGTCTTGCCCAATGGTAGATGCTGTTAAGCCAGCAGCATAATAAATAACAGGTGATCTTAGCCATGCGCTTATGGTTAGAGTGTTATTATCAATGATTGGTACAGGCTCGTATTTGCCGGTCTGTATAGTAGCTTCATCGCCTCGTATTGTGCCGAAGAACTGTAACACCTTTGTGCCCTCAATCATGGTGATAGCGCAAAGCGGCCTGTAAACGCTTGCCCGGATGCCTTCAAAGCGGGCAGACTGAATGAAATATCGTGGATCTGTATCGCTGATCGCCAATGCTACAGGCCCGGCCCAGTTGGACATTTTAAATACGCCAAAGCGAAGAAAATTTGCCGGCAGGGCAATATATCCGTAATTCTTATTGAAGTCCCAAGTTATGGGCCCCCCGAATGTGCCGTAAAAGTCCACCATGTGCCGGGGCGCCTTCTGAACAATTATCCTGGCAGCCTCCGGGAGCTTTTGGGTGATGATATCATCCAGGGGAAGGGTTTCTATTCCCTCTGTGAACAAGGTGGCGGCGGCGGCATTTTCATCCAGCGCTTTGCGCACCTCGCTGATAAGATTGCTTACAGGATAATTAGGCATGGTTAAATCAGGTTAGGAAAGGATATTTTCATCTCCAGGGCTTTTGCTTTGATCTCGTCTTTCTTGCGAAGGTAAGGGCCGGCATAGCCTTTTTTGCGTAAATAACTCGCGGCGGCCGGACAGCTATCTATCTCGGTAGCTACGGTCATGGCCTCAACAATATCCTGCTTGCTTTTGCCAGCAAGCTCTTTTTTTACTTCCTCAACAGGATCCAAAGGCTTGCTCCTTTTAACAACCGGAGCCTGTGGGGCTTTTGGGGCCGGTTCTTTTACCGGTTCAGGCACAACCACCGGTTCTTGCGTTTGTGCAAACAGGGTGTAATTCCTATTAAAGTCAGGATGTGCTTCTATGGCCTGCTGTTCTTCGGGTTTGGATGTGGTGTACAAGCTGAAACCTTCCGAGGATGGGTAAAAGGATATGCGGCGCCGGTAGCCTCTAATAGTAACATTAAAGCCTATCTGTGTACGGGAAACCGATCTGTATGTTTTTGTGTTCATTTGAATTAAAGATTAAAAAAAGGGACAGGGAAAAGGGAGTCCCCTGCCCCTTTTTCGGGTGAGTGCATTAGTGGGTTACTATACATTAGCTGCTTGCGATACAGTAATAGTATCGGTGGCTTCGCCTGCGGTCAGGGTTATGGTTCCTGTTCTCAATTCACCAACATTAGCGGAGGGAGTGACAACAATTACATTACTTCCGGCCGGTCTGGAAACGGTGTACCAATCTTCGCCGGATCCGGCGGCTACAGTCCATTCGTCCACATTGGAGTCAACAACGACATATACCGGAGCGGTATCAGTAGCAAGGAAGGTCAAAGTGGCTTCTGCGGCCTCAATAGCATCGGGATCAGGTACAACAACAGGTGCTTCGGGTTCGGGAGTAAGTTTCAGTCGGGCGTGAGCCTTTGCGCTTCTAAGATACAAGCAGCATACTTCCTGCAAAACAACAGCCTCCGAGTTGCGAATACCGGCGGTTTTCAAGTCCAGTACGTTGCGGCCGTAACTAATATGTACGGCTTTGGTAAGGAAAGAGGGGTCCAGGATGAAAGCACAATCGCTCATGCCGTTCATATCCAGGACTTCTCCATGAATAGCGTTAATGGTACCAAATTCGCTTTTAAAGCCGGTAAATTCCATTTCCCAGAACTTCTGTGGTTCTTTCAACATGAATTTTTCCGAAATGGTTTTAGAGAAAGCAGCCAGCGCATCGCTACCAGCGATCATCACTTTTGCCTTATCTCCGGAGTCAATACCGGTAAACAATTCTTTGGTAATATCCACAAATTCATCATCGTAAACAACAACACAACCTTTGTCGGCATCCCAGGTTCCAACAGTAAGGTCTTTTCCGGCCATCCACCAGATGCCTTCGGTAAACCAAACATTATTCTTTTTAACAGGGTGACGCTGTTTGCCTTTAACGCCAAACAGGTAACTACCCTCCTGTCCTAACCTCATATCAAAGATAGAATCTTCTTCCAGGTCAGAGAAAGTCCAGTTAACCTCTTTCTTTGCGATTTTATCAAAGGTGGATTGTTCCACCTGCATCATAAAGTTTTGGCAGTAGTTGGTTTCAGGGGTAGGAATATTTACATAGCTGGCGGCCTGGATATCCAATTCAGCACAGGCTTTACCCATACGGATAAGCGTGGTGCCTTCCGGGATAGCAGGGATAAAGTTGTACGTGCCGGCGGATGCGTTTTTCAATCCGTTTACAGCATATACATTGGGATTACCATCATCGGCGAATCCGGCAACAGCTACAACCAGGTCTTTTTCGTTTACGGCGTTAGAGCTATCCTGATCATATCCTTTAATACCGACAACACGAATAGTATCATCAACATCAAACATGGATTGGTCAGTAACGGCCAGCTTGATAGTGTTACCGGTAGTCTGAGCAGCAGCCTGAGCTACAGAAACAGTCGTTTTCAAAGGCCGGGTGCCAATACTGTAATACTTGACTTCCATTGATTCGGCTTTACGCTTTCTGGCGTACATACTAATCTGCGAAACAGGGGTATTCATCGGGCGTATCTTGGTGATCCGCTCGTCAACCTCTGTCATATACAGTTCATCTACGGCTTCCTGGCCGGTAGTAACAGAAGCTATACCACGTTCTGTTCCGTCTCCGGCATCAACCCTTCCTGCATTTACGCCTCCATCAGCCAGGGCTGTAGCATCGGCCATAAACACACCACTTACAGCCCCTGTCAAGGTGGCCGCAATCATAATGAGCAATGCTCCCAGTTTAAACATCCAATTTTTCATCTTTACAAGGGTTTTAAATGGTTTAAAAAAATAGATTGTTGCATAAATAATTTAGCGTTTAGATTTTCCTCTCTCCCAGATATTTTGCATCCCACCACTATAGCGGTTCAGGGCGCCAAGATCTTTCATGGGTGCTTTACCCGATATAGCGCCTTGTCCTCCAATTGAGGGGGGCATCTTCTTTTCGGGTGCCTTTTTTACTTTGTCGGCATCAATTTTGGCGTTGCGGCCCCTTACTTCTGCCTCGTGGGTTTTTGCCTCCAGCTCACGATCATGGGTAATGCCTTTCAGGAACATCAGCCAGGTGTCTTTGTCCACCTTATTGACAATGGCATCGGATTGTATCTTGTCAAACAAGGAAAACGCTGCCTGAGCATCTTCGTCCGTATAGCCTCCTTCTTTTATGGCATCGTCCAGGGCTTGCAGGGTTCCCTCGATGTTCTTTTCGGACATCTCGCCAAGCTCCTTTTCTTTCATTTGTCGCTCCAGGTAGCTGTCGTGGGCTTTGGTAAATTCTTCCAGCTTTTCGGGATCCTCCAGGGCATCCTTAAACTCGTCCCCAAATTCAGCCAACAATACAGCGATTGGGTTTTCTCCATTCTTCCAGCGCATTAGGAAAGAAGCGGCCCTTGGATCTTTATTAAAAAGGCCGACAAGCTGCTCTTCGTTTTTCTTGTGTCCGCTCAGCTTTTCATCGTATTCGTCGTAATCGTCAAGAATACGGCCATACAATTCTTCTTCGTCCTCAATGTTCAAATCCGGATAGCGCTCTTTTTGCCGGGCGTAAAAAGCATCCTTTTTGCTTTTAACGTCTTGTTTTTCAATATCCTTTGCCATAGTGTATGAATTTAGTTTATCTATTTAAAGCAAATGTACTTTGCTATAACAAGGGACAAACTTTATCTATTAACCGACTGTGCTGATCTATTCGTTAAATTTAATGCGTGTTAGGTAAAACAATGGGCGTAAAGGGCAGATCATTCGAGCTACAGGATCAGCGGGATATGGATTTATACTGCGTGTATAAACAAATGCTGGCCGATTCCACGTACCCAATCTATCAGCCCGAAGTGTTGAAAAGGACTGTAAACCATCCTTCTAAGCGCTTCTGGGTGTCGTCAGAAAGGGCTACAATAGTGGTATCAGAGATGCGCCGGGGCAATGATCTGTCCTTTATGAATCCCTGCAAAAGGGCCATGTTTGAAGAAATAAAAAAACGGGTAGATGCCCTGGAAAAGAAAACTGGTGAAACAAGGCTTTGTATTCTTGTGGAACAGGTGGTATGTCAGCCGGCGCCTGAGTTTTATTTAACTCCCGGATCGGCCAAAGTAATATTATGTCGTTCAAAAAAGAGAATATACGAATGCTTCGAGAGAAAAAAGCGACAATTGCGGTTCATGTTTTGATTTACCTTTTGACCTTCAATAGCTTTTCTTCTTTTGGTTTTTCCTCCGGTTCGCCCTGGTGGACTTGCCTAACCTACCCTTTTTTCCATGCCACTATCTGGCACCTGGCCGGCAATATGTATGCCGCCTTCCTGTTGCTGTCTGACCGGCAGGTACCCTCCCGGATCCTGTTGCCTGCATTATATGTGATAGCCGTTCTTGGCGCTTTCATTGTAAAGTCGTTTACCGGGCTTCCAACGGTGGGGCTTTCCGGAGCGCTGTTCGCTATGGGGGGCATCAACTTCTACGGCAATACAACATGGCGCATGGCTGCCTCCTGTGTTTTTGCCCTTGCTTTAGGGTATGTACTGCCGGGTATGGCCGGGCATATACACCTGGCCTGTTTCATCCTGGGCTTTTTGTTTATGGTATTTTATCAACCAATAAGGAATTACAGCTGTGACCTTACATGAAATACTTAATGAAAACAGGCTAAGGAATTACTACGCTGAACAGCCTTTTAATCCTATGACCGGAGAGGGAGCGCCCCTGGAGCGTGTGGCTCTGACTATACCGGACTTTATGATTAAAACGCAATATGTGCCGCTCCCAATGATGCGGGAGCCGACTGTTGGGTATATCCGTAAGCATAAGACAATAAGGGCCGCTATAGAAAGCTTAAACATTAAGCACCCGAAAGATGGAGGCGATGAAGCCGAATACATGCAGGCATTTGGGAGAATAAATCGTGAGCTGATACGTACAAGGTGCCGCCATGACTTTTGTTTCTGGGCTGTTTACTTTGTCAAGATAAAAAACAAGGAAGGTGGGGAAGATATTCCTTTTATCCTTAACAGGCCACAGCGCCGGCTGCTGGAGAAACTGGAGAGGATGCGGCTGGAAGGTAGGCCTATTTATCTTATCTTGCTTAAGGCCCGGCAATGGGGAGGATCTACCCTTGTGCAAATGTATATGGGCTGGATCCAGCTTATCCATAAGACCGGTTGGAACTCTATCATTGTGGCCCATCTTCGGGACGCCTCTATTGAAGTAAGTGGTATGTTTTCTAAGCTTATGGAGAACTATCCTGTATGGATGCTTCATGAAGAGGGAGAGCCTTACGATGTAAAGGAGGTAAAGATGCGCCCCTTTGAGGGAGCAAATAACATTGATATAATCCCGCAACGTAACTGCAAGATAAAGATAGGCACAGCCGAAAAGCCGGATTCAGCCAGAGCTGGGGACTCCTCCATGACACACTGTACAGAAGTAGCTTTCTGGACTAAAACCGAAAACAAAACACCGGAACAGATTATCCGGGCCGCTTGTTCTGGTAAGCTTCGGGTACCTTATGCGCTGGAGGTGTACGAATCGACAGCAAACGGTACCGGAAATTTCTTCCATGAAGAATGGCTGCGAGCCAAAGAGGGAGAGAGCGATAAGGAATGCCTGTTTGTCCCTTGGTATGAGATTGAGAAATATTCTTTACCCCTGGATGATATAGAAAGCTTTGCCTCCGATCTGATACTTCACAAAGACGATCAAAGTGAGGCTTCAATGGGTAAATACTTTTGGTGGCTGTGGGAGAAAGGCGCCACGTTGGAGGCCATTAACTGGTATATGCAGGAATGCCGCCGCTACAAAGATCATAACAATATGAAGGCCGAATATCCTACGGACGATGTAGAAGCTTTTACCCATTCAGGTAGCAAGGTCTTTGACAACTACAAGATAGAGGAGCTGCGCAAGACCTGCGAGCCACCCTGGCAAAGAGGCGAAATCTGCGGACAGGCCGAAAAAGGACCGGAAGCGCTTTCTAATGTTCAGTTTGTCCAGGACGAAGGAGGACAGGGCAAGATGTGGGTAGATGTGGATAGGGAGATCCGGGTGTCTGATCGCTATCTGGTAATAGTGGATATTGGTGGCCGGGGGGACAAGGCCGACTATTCGGACATACTTGTTATTGATCGCTATTGGATGATGGAGGGGGATAAGCCGGAGGTTGTCTATGAATGGCATGGCCATATTCGTCATGACCTGCTGGCCTGGAAAGCGGCACAAGTGGCCCTGTACTATTGTAATGCGCTGCTGGTAATAGAAAGCAACACCCTGGAGACAAAAGACAAGGAAAGGGATCTGGATGGTAATATAGCGCCTTATGTGCTCGATATCATTGCTGAACACTATGATAACCTGTATGCCCGGCAAGCTTCGGCAGAAGATATCCGGGAGGGAGCGCCCAGAAAATGGGGCTTCCATACCAATATAAGCACTAAGCCGGCAATTATTATGAACCTTATTCAGGTGATAGATGAGAAAGCCTATGTGGAAAAAGAATCTGCCGCCTGTGATGAGATGCTAACCTATGAGAAAAAGACAAACATGGTCTTTGGTGCCATAGATGGAAAGAAAGACGACAGGGTTATGACCAGGGCCATAGGGCTGTATATCTGCTTTAATGAGTTGGACCTGCCCCGTATTATCGAAGAAAGACCGCCGGCAAAGCGCAAGCCGGTATCGGCGGCCATTATATAACCAACATAAACAAACACATGAAAAAGATTATTCACTTCTTCCGTTATCAGTTTTTCAACCTGCGTTACAAATACGCTGTATTGATGGCCGACAGGGCGCACAAAAACAGCCCGCTTCACGACCGGTATTTTGTTATGCCGGACGAAAATGACAGGCTTATTGTTATCAATCGCAAAGCATTCCGTAAATTTAAGCTCTACGGCAAGATAGTACAGAAAGCCCAGGTTAACGATATGATAAAGGAGTGCTTTTATATGACACCTGATAGGGGTGAAAATAACAAATTGCCTGCTCGTGTTGTTCAGGGAAAGCGAAAGATGTACCTAAGATATGTCGGCGTACTTCCGGCTATCAAAAAGGCTTAAAGGCCCGCTACCATCTGTTTATATCTGGCAATCTGTTCCGGATTGGCGCCTTGCTGTACTTGCTGCATAAGCTCGGGTGATACGTTCTCCGGGATCTTGCCTTCTTCTATCTGTTCTTTCTGGGCCTTAATGCTCTGTAGCAAGCCATCAGAGAAAGCAAAGTTGCCAAATTCCAACAACTGCTCAACGCCAATAGCCTGGCTTCTGAACAGCTCCAGTAATATCTCGTTGGCCGCCATGCGGGCCACCGGGGTATTTACGCTATCAACAATAGAAAGGTCAAATTCTACATCGCCGATCTTTTGAGGATCATACTCCGTTACTTCGGAGGCAGATTTTCCTACAATGTTCAGGATGCGCTTGCTGGTATAAAATTGCTGGATATTCTTTACTTTCTTGGTGGCTGAATCAATGATAAAGGAACTGAATGTTTCCAATAGGTCAAGTAAGGACGTGGATGCGTTTTGCTGCTGCTGTGCATACAAAGCACCACTTGTTCCGGAAAATCCGGGTTTACCTTGCAGAGCGCCGGTAACACCGGAGGTATCTTCCATGAGGTTCATCATCAGTTGAAGCATCTCATGGGTTCCTATGTTGGTAAGGTTGTTGACAATCTGCTTAGGGGCTTCCACTCCGGGCTTTGGTTTATACGCAATAAGGCCATCGCTCTTTGTCCATTGTTCGGCAATATCGTCCATGCTCATATCATCGGGCAAAAGGCTCTCCGGGAACAGAAGCACCCCTTTTGCGCTTGAACGTATGGCAAAGTCGTTGATAGTGATAAGCCTGTTCACATAGCGCTGCTGATCTATTACATCTTCCACAAAGCCATGTATTTCTCCATCAATGAAAGGATATAGTTTTATGGTGTAAGGGTGTGATTTATGAGCATAGGGCGTTTCTCCTTCATCCAACACATGGCCAAAGGGTGTAAGGAAGCGGTAATACCAATAGCTATCCATAAACCACTCGTACTCGATCAGGGGTACTTCTTCTTGCGGTATGCCCTCGGCAGCTCCTTGTTGAAGCCTTTCCTGGTTCTCGGCCACAAGGCTGTTTACATCGGATTCTTCCACCTTGTACACATCGCCATTTAGAAAGTCGTGGCAGCGATAGCGGGGCTTATGTTCTACGGTCCATACTTCTATTACCCGGCATAGGCTTTGATTGTAGGGGACAAGGAAATCAATGTTTCTTAGCTCACTCTTTCCGAAGTCTTGCATATAAGAGCGAATAAGGCTGCGGTTTTTGGCCAAATGATATATATCGCTCAGTTCTTTGTATTGCTGTGGGGTATGTGCAAAGGTGGTACAAAGTGAATCGAAGCTTATGTCGTGCAATTCGCCTATCATAGTAAGATCCCAATGCCGTATATCATTAAAGGCACCATCAAAAAAGATATGGTTAGGGCTTACAATATCTGTCCAGCAATCCAGCTTATCCCGGCGCCAGCCGTATGTTTCTTTGGAAAAGGCCGATCCGGAGATCAAAAATTCCTCAAACAGTCGGCCATTTATTTCATTTAGCTTATTAAGCCTAGAATTAACCTGCAAAGCTATGGTCATTGTTTCGCCCAACTTTTGCTCGTCCCGGTCGTTGGCAATACAGGTAGGCTCCTTATCCTGTCCCCGGTACACTCCCATAACGGTACGCACCAGTCGCCGTATAAGGTTGTTTTTAAGTGGTGTGTTTCCCTGGGATATCAGGTAGTTTTCTTCTGTCATGGTTTCGCCATCATAGTAGATCGTATCACTTAACTGATCGCCGTATGTATAGCGCTTATTCCTGGCCCGGTTCTTTCTGTACTTATAAAGGTTGTCCCAACAGGATTGAGCCTGCAATATAATGTCCGGGCGCTTGCCTCCTGCTGTCATACATAGCTGCGCTTTGACAGAATCCATGCTCTCCTTTTGGGGAGCAATCTTTGATAAGGGTATAAGTTTCCGTTTGGCTTGCATCTTGCTGTAAATTAGTACAGCAAAACAAGTCTATATTACAGGCATTGTATCTTTATCTATTAACCATTCAAATCGGTCTATTCTTTGGCCTTCTTCTTTTCTATTGCTTCAAGCTCTTGGATCAGTTCTGCTTTTAGCTGATACAGATCCAGCTCTATTGCTTTACGTTCTTCGGGTGTTTCGGCCATCTTGAGGTCGTTTTGCAGCTCCCTGATGTCCTTTTCGTAAAGCTTATGTATCTCGTATCGTACATAAGCAGGTGAATTATACAGCTTATCCAGCTTCTCAGCATAGTCCATTATATCCAGGTTGGCCTCTTTTTCATATCCACGAAGTCTTTGGGCTGTTTCCTTAAACTCGTCCATGTAGTAGTAGTATGCCTTGTTGATCTCATTAAAAGCAGACTTACTGTCCTTTGTATCGCTAAAGAATCGGTTAAGCACCGGGATATTGCGCCATTGTCTATCGTCTTTGTTCCATGCCATCCCAATAGTCTTGCCTAGTTGGTTTATAGTCTTACCCATACCACCAAAGTAACCCTCAAAAATATGCTCCACAGCGGCCGGATTGACATCCATTTTTTTAGTGTACTTGTCTCCACCAAAAGCCTCGTTAAGTAATTCAGCGCTTTTTACAAGTTGTTTGTTTGTGCCTGCATAGGCTTTAGTAAAGGCCGGCATCAGCTCATTAAAGTCATTCCTCTTGTATATCGGCTTACCAAAGAAGTCTTTGTTTCGGGACACCTGAATAACAGGCTTAGCGAAGTCTGGTGTTACAGAGCTTACAATATCACCCTCGGCACCTATGGGGTTCAGGGGCAACAGGTCAAGGATTTGGTTTACCATCTCCAGACCTACATTGTCGTACTTCATGTGCCCGGCGGCCCATTGTGTAAACAGTTCGCCCAGACCATAAAATGCCCGCATTTCAATAGGTAGTGGTATGGTAATAAACTTGCCATCCCCGGCATATATGCACAGGTTGTTGCGCCTTATCCAGTTTGGTAGGTTGTTGTAAGCTTCTTTGTCGTCATCATCACCGAATAGGCTTAGCAGAAAGCTTGTTATCACCGGAACGGCTACACCGGCGGCAATATACGATCCTATAGCAACAGAGAAGCGCTTCGGGTCCTTCTTTGCCAACTTAGAGAAGTTATCCAGGGATTGAACAGCAGCGTTAAAGAATAGGTAATACGTTCTCAGGTGCCTTGCCCCCATTGCTCCGGATCCTTTCTTGTTGAAGTTTACCGTAATTTCTTTGGCGTCTTTTATGGATCGCTGCACACTACGGCCTTGTTTCCGGGAGGTGTAATAAACAGCAAAGCGGGATATATCCTCAGCACACCGATTCATGAAGCCTATGCCATCAACTATAGCCCGGCCGGCATCAATCGGATTAAGGGTAACGCCTTTAGCCTTCCGGATGTGTTTCTGCATCATGCTTTTGTATTTGTCCAGGTTATACAGGGCAGTATAGCCTGTTTCGCCTCCGGATGAAATAAAATCATAAAAGGCCTTTTCAATAGGCTTATCCATATCCAGGGTTCCCTTTTTGAATTTTTTCATCAAGGAGCCTATCTTTAACATAACTTCTCCCAGGGTTCCCCTGAATTGCTTGCGGTAGGCGGCATCTTCTTTGATGCCAACTGCGGTTGAAGCGAAGATAATATCTCTGCTCATATTACTGAACACAAAAGCCGGGTTGCGGGTAGTAAAGTTAGCGGCTAATTGGCGGTTTAACTGGCCTATTGCACTATATATCTTGCCTGTGTCCGGATTAGTAAGTCCATTTACGGCCTGTGCCATTCTCGGATTGCCATTTACATAAATAGCATATTCTTTGCCGGCAGACTTTACCATAACAATATGTTCGCTGATTTGCCTTTTAGAGGCTTTGTAGTTCAGCTTAACCTTTGTTCTCTTATGTTGTGCCATCTCTTTGGCTTCCAATTCTCTCATAAGCTTGTCATGCTCTTGTATGGCCTGCTGTGCCTGTTCGGGTGTGGCATTTTCAGGAAATTCCGGGAATGATTTCACCCATTTGGGCTTTTCCGTTGTCCCTTCATTCTTATACCATACCTCCCGGACCGTGAGTAAGGATGTCGGATGATTTAAAGCCAGGTTCAACAGCTTTTGCTTCATAAGGTTGCGGTTGGCCTGTAGTATTCCGCTCTGGGCCATATTGCCTATATTGGCGAATGGATCTTCAGCTAAAGACTTGCGCCCCTCGGCTTTTTTAATTGGAGCATTAAAGCTGGATTCATTGGTAAAATAATATTCGTACATATCGCTGGCGGTGTCCTCATCAAAACCCCTTAGCGGCACATAGTATTCAAACATACCCCTGATATACTCGTACATCTCTCTTGTTAGCAAACCACCTTCGAACTGCTTTTGTAGTGTTCTTTTCGTGGCGGCGTTTATGCTATCCCAGAGATCGGCTGTTTCTTCCGGGTATTTCTTCTCAAATGCCTCAACCATTGCTTCGGCCTTTTCTTCAAAGTCCTTTTTGCTGTCAGTAAGATCCGTTAGTCCGGAGTAGTCATCTTCTCGGAAAATCTTGTAACCATCAACCAGCCCCTCCCGGAGCCTTTCTGTCTTGTCGATAACTTCCTGCCGGGATAAGCCTCCTTGCCTCTGCGCCTCTTTAAAGTGTGCCACACGCTCGTCATGCTCAGCAATAATTTTTTCAATATCACCTGGCTCCATTACCCCTTGCAGCGATTTTAGAGCATCTCTCCATGCGAACAGCCGGTTGCGCTCCAGGCCATGCTTGGCCATAACGTAAGCCTTCACATCCTCATATTCGGCCCCTTTATCGGTTATTGCTTTTACGGCAGCAAACAATGGGGTAAGGTAGTTTTTATTGTATGCTTCTGTTTCTGCGGCCCCCTTTGATGATAGGTGGTTTTCTGCTGTATAGGCATCCTCAAAGTCCTGTATGGGGGAATCTGTTTCTTTAGCAATGGCTTCCTGGGCTATCTTTAGGCTAAGCATACTGTCCTGATAGCCTTCTTTTGTCAAATAGCCTCTGTTAATGGCAGTCCACTTGTGCCCCAAGATATTTATGGTGGTTTTCTCTAAAGCTTGCTCGTAAACATCTTGCGCCTTTTGGGTTTCCGGAACTTCTTCTTTGTCGGATTTGCGGAAAAGAGCCTTGTCGCTGCCATAAACTCCTTCCGGCTCTAATACCTGTTGGTCTGCAAGACTGCGGTAGTTATTTACAATATCATCATTTTGCTTTATTTCAAGCACATCAAGTAGGTTTATGTCGGCTGCTCTTACCGATGCACGTATGTACTTTGCATCATCCAGCCTGCCATTTGTTGCGATAAACACCGCTTCGCCATGCCTTCCAGCCTCCTCAAGAATGAGGCTTATCAGGGCGTCTGTTTTAATGTTGCCATCGACAAGCATATATCTGCTCACAACATTAGCCCTGTCCGCAATGATTAAATGCAGTTTATCAACAGCTCCACGTTTTTGCTGACTGAGAAATTCTGCCACATCTCTGCTGCTTCTTATTTTCTTTCTTTCTTTTGTGGCTTTATAAAGCTTTTGTCTGTCAAACTGATATACATCTACAGGCTTTGCCTTTATCTCTGTAGGCCTTTCTGCTTTCATTGGGTAATCCTGGTCAAACTGGGCATATTCTCCGCTATCTGTGTCAATGATAATTGAAGGCATCACCGTAACACCCAGTTTGTCTGCTATCGCTGAAATTCTTCTATGCAGGCCTACATCGGCCGATGATGGATTCAAATTGCCACTTGGATGATTATGCACCATGCAGACTCTGTTAGCTCCAAACTCCTTAGCTGCCGGTGCTATCTGTGATACATCTACTACTGCACCAGAGCTGCTTCCTGTGCCAACATACAACACTCTATACTCTCCCTTGTCATTCATAAACACAAAGAAGGTGTTCTCTGTAGCTGCGCTCTCCAGGTTTTTAAATATAAAAGCTATGTCCCCGGCACTTTTTATCCTGGCCGGACCAGTAAGCATATCGCCCATGAAGGTAACGTGCCCCCTGTTGGTAATAAGCCTTTCAACATAACTTACTCCAGTACTGATATCAGGATCGTAACCGGCTTTCTGTTGTAATACTCTTGTGGTGGCAGAAGAAGCGATGGCTTTGTCCCTCCTTGCTGGTACATCACCACTTTCGGCTTCCCAGTTGATTTGCAGTTGTGCTGCTGTTTCTTTGTTGCGCTCATATTTCTTTAGTGCTTCTCTGGCTGCTGCAAAGATTGTTCCCTCTCCTGTTCCGCTATCTGTTGTTGCAGGTGTTCTATCATTTCTTTGAAGGACACCAGTTTGCCCGGATTGCCCCGAAAGCATATTGCTAGCGAGTTTTCCGTTGCTTCCCCGGAAGCTATTTTGGACTGATGCCATAACAAGGCTTTCCGCATCCTGCTTAGTGAATCTTCCATTTTTGTAAAGTTTATTGAGTACTTCGTGAAACAAATCTACGATTTTATTCCAGATGCTCTGCTCCTTCTTCGTTAAATCTTCCTGTTTGATGATTTTCTCTCCGATAAAAGCCAGGTATTCCTCTGCCTGCTCCTCAATAGTATCTGCCCAATAGGCCTTCGGGACAACTCTTCGTATCTCGTCCTGCCCCAGGTCGTTGTAAATCTTGCGCATTAACCTACTGAAATCCCTTGCGGGTATTATAGATCTTAGGCCGGCATGGACACCAACTTCGTGTACCCAGGTTCTAAAGGCCAATTCTGGTCTTTGTATCTCATTGAGGATAAAGTATGCTTTATTGTCCCCAGTGTAATAGAAGCCCTGCACATCCAAATCATCGGGCATTTTGTTTTGCAATTCCTGTGGCAATTCATCCCGGCTGTCAACCACAACAATATCCACCGCATTTACAGCCTCCTTGGAGACGTTGTCAAAGAAAGAGCGTAATACGGCCAGTTTGGCCTGACTGACTACACCTATCCTCTGCCTTAGTTCTTCGGTCATCTTATAAAGCGGCACACCCTGTATTACAGATTCGTACATCTTAGCGGCATCTGTTTTACGAAACCGGGCATTCTGTTGTGTTGCAGCGGTGTTTGAATTTACAATATTGCGAAGTGCTGTTATGATTTGCTTCCATTCCTGGTCAACGTCAAACTCCTTACTCAATGGTTGATCGCTCATTAACCATTCAATAAATGCTTTCTTGCTTGGCTTGTATGGCGCATTATCTACTCCTGTGCTATAGAAACTATCTCTACCGGCATTGGCTTTTAATTTGTAATCATAGACCTGCCCATCAACCTTATCTACAACAATCTCCACATCGGCCCAATTAAAGAGAGCATCTTCTAGAGCATCTTGTTCTTCTTCTACAAATTGATCGAAGATTTGTCCAACTACTTTATTTGATAATTTCATCTGTGGGCTTTCTTCGCCTGACTTGCGAAAGCGAATATCGGGATCGCCGGTCATTGATGTTTCGATATACTCCTCTTTGCCATTGTCTCTGAGTATCTGTTTTACTTCATCGTCCGAAAGCACTTCTAGTATCTTCATTGATCCGGCTATTGGCCATGCGTTGGCTCCGGTTGCAGCCGGATTTGTTTTGAAGTTGTAGGCTTCTTTTGGCCCAATTAGTCGGCTTCTTATGCCCTCCCTTTGTCCGTTTGTCAGTACAGGCGAATTATCATTCTCTACCTGCGTATCGTTGCTCATTGCCGGGAGTAAGACCTTTACCCATACCCGGATTTCGCCTTTTCTTTTTACCTTGCCCTGGAGGAATAGAGGCAAATCCACAGCATGAATACCGGGGCGGTTGGCTAAATTCTTGCCGCCGATCTTTACAGATTGCTTCTCGGCCTTATACCATTTGCCTTTTTTAAAGCCTTTCTTTCCAGCTTCGGTGTCTTTTGCGTAAAGCGGATAAAGTACTCCAGGCTCATTTTCAAAGTACCTCATGAGCTTATATGCCACCTGTGTGTCTTTTGGAACCTCATCATCGCTCAGTTCGGTATATGTGACTGCCTGCTCGCTTTCCAAGTGTCCTTCGGCTTGCTGAATATCGTTGCCGGCTTTGCGGTCAGACCGGCGGAACATGATAACATTCTTATTCTCGTCCTCCTTTGTTTTAAGCTCGTCAAAAAATGCCTGGAACAGTCTGTTTAGCTCTGTCCTTTCTTCCCCTGTTGGATATGGGCTAATACCGTATATTGCCTCGTAAACGGGCGCCTTGTCGTATTGTAGATAATCGCTTTTATCTTTTCTTTCATCCAGCTTTGTTTGAATGAAATACTCAAATGCTCTGGCGAACATTTCGTGGGTTTGTGCAAAATATGGCGTTGCTCTGGATTTATCAAACTCTTTGCTGTTTTTGTGAAATTCAGTATCAATGGAAAGCTTTTCACTTTCTCCGTTTTTAGCCTTTTCCAGATCTTCTGCCGCTCTATACAGTCTTGATGCGTAATACCCCAGGTTATAAAAGCCGCCTGTGTTTCTCTTTAATCCTGTTTTTCCAAAGACTTTCTTATGTATAGCATCAAGGGCCTCTATTTCGGTTCCCTTGTAGGTGTCAGTAGCACCTTTCCAGACAACAGGACTACCTTTGGCTGATAGCATAAGATCAATAAGCCTCTTTGCCTCGTCAACTTGTTCGCTTGTAGCTTTTACTGTAACTGTATCATATTTTTTCTCTTTCCTGTTATACTTATAGGTCTTAATGCCTTCTGTAAATTTGTTTATAAGAGCATCTGCTTCCCTCTTTGCGGGTTTGAGCGCATTTTCAAACAGTTTTTGTTTTTCCTCTATGCTCTTTACCTGTGTGACCTGCTTTGATTTAAGCGCATTGGAAATGTCCCGGAATAGCCTATAAAGCTCCGGCCTCATGCCTGATCTTAACACATTATCCCTGGACAGCATTATGTTGCCAGCTTTTACTTCGCCTTTCTCATCCCGATCATAGTTTAGATTGGCTTTTTGAATGGCGAAATAGTTATCAACAGCGTGTGCCCATTCATGTGCCAGGCTACCGGCTCCTTTCATCCGGGTAAGGTTTATAACAGCCCTGCCTGACTCAAAGTGTGCTCTGGCTCCACCTTTAAATCCACCTGATCCCCTTGCTCCAAAAGCTATAGACAGGTTTCCTGCCAGCGATAAGGCTTTAGGCGGAACTCCCAGCATATCGGCCAGGTCCATAAAGGAATCATAGGCCGCATTTAGCATTGTTTGGCGTTCAAGCGGTTTTACCCATTCGCCAAACTCCCCGCCTCTAAAACCAAAGGTGTTCATAAACTCATCTGTGTCTATGTTGCGCCCCTTGCGGTAGTCTTTTCCAGTTCGCTCCACCTTATCAAGCGCCGGGATGCTGAAATCCTCACGTTTGCGGTTTAGTAGGCTTGTGGCGCCTTCGGTTGAAAATAGATAGGCCAGCGCTTCCTCTTTGGTAGGAAAGCTGTTAAACTCCATTATCTTGCCTGTGGATGCCCTTTTGCCTATAACAAACTGATCTCCGTTTTTATCCACCCTGTACTTTTGGGCATATACTTCAAAGATCGGGATATATGCTTCGGCTTCGGCCTCTGAATTGAATATCATAGGCTCAGACGTACCTATTTTTTCAATAAAGCGCGTGTATGACCTCCCGAAGGATCCCTTCTTTTCGTAAGCAACAGTAAAGGGTTTAGATGTATCTACCTTTGCTCCTATGGTTATTGAGCCATCGGCGTTGGCAAATCTATACTTTCTTCTCCATGCCGGTTGGCTGTCTGTGTCCCTGGCTTTCCTTTTGATGTCCATATCCTTTCTGGCGCCACCTATCTTCTCTCCGAAGTCATCAAGTTTTGGCAGGGCATCGTCCTTATTGGACTCAATAAGGCTCGCTTCAAGCTCGTCGTTTATATCAGGATCCTTCTTCTCCGGGGATATTATCTCGTATTGCCCCGGAAGCAATATTTTCAATCCAAAATAATCAAACACAAGCTTCCCATCCGGATGTACATTAAACTCATCAAACGGAAGCGTAATTTCCCTCCCTCCTATCGTAAATTTAATTTTGTCCCCTCTCTGTGGGAGGACAGGCTTATCCTGTTTGTCGGTGTCTTTCTTGGGATCTTCTTTGGCTTTGTCCTTTTCTTCAAGCCTCGCTTTCCTTTTTTCCTCAACCCTTTTTTTTGCCTCCTCTGCTGATATATTACTTGGGTTTCTTCTTTGCTGTTCGGCAGTAAGGGCCGTAAAACGATCAAGTTCACTTTCAGTTAGCGTTCCTATCCCAGAGTTGGACCCGGTTAACGGCGTATTGCTATTTAAGATATACTCCTCTCTTTCTTTAATTATATCCTCAAACTCCTGAACCTCTTTATTCAAATCCTCATCCGAAATCAAAGATAGCTCAGACTGTAAATTCTTGTCCTTGTTTTCTTTCCTCAGCTCCGGATAATCTTTCAGCACTTCTTCGGGGACTGGTCTGCCTTCGGCGATAGCTCGATGGACTAATTTTTCATGTATTTGCCCACTTGTCTTAGTCTGCCATTTTTCTACTTCCTTATTTAGTTTTGTGGCTATTTGGGAATTTAATTCTTTTGGATATTTATTCCGTATATCGTAATACTCCTGTAATTGATCATCGGATAAGTCTAAGGCGGGACTATTTTTTCCAAAATAACTTGCCTTATTATTGAGCGTAATAACGAAGTGTATATTTACAAACTCGTCCCTTGTTATCTCCCAGGGTTGCCTTTCAGAATTATCCTTTTTGACAACTTCGCCCTCTTTATTTACGGCTTCGGTTTCTTTATTTGTCAACTTTTGCCCTTCTTCGTTTTGGTCATTGTTCTGAATATCAACATTATCGCTCTCTTTTTCTGGCAACTTTTTATCATTTTTAGTTTCGGAAGTTGATTTATTTGTTGATTCGGTGACGGCGTTTTCGGGTTGTAGTTCTTGTTTTAAACTGTCATACTGCCTGGCTGCCCATTCAGATAACTCTGTAGGGGTTGTTATGTTCAACTTCTCTACAATGTCTTTTTTGATTTCGTTTGGCAGAGCATCAAGTTCAATAAAATATTCTCTCACTTGTTCTCCGGCATTCTTTGAATAATCTCCCTTGTAGGCAAAGCCTTCGTAATCCTTAAACTTGCCATTACCTTCGTTTAATTTAAGCGTTGATATTATTTTGTTTAGGTTTGAAAGAGCATCATCGGCGCTTTTTATATCCTTGGGTGCGATCAATCCAAACGCTTTATCAAATACGGAGCCTTCATTTAATATTCTCTGCTTACGTTCTTCTGAAAGTCTGGCCTCATGCTCTGCTCTGCTTTCGGCTTTCTTTACGGCCTTTTCGGCTTCGGCAAAGATATCTATGGGATCACCTTCCTTGCTCTCGGCTTCCGGCTGCTCTTTGTTCTCCAAAGGTTTTAATCTTCCTACGGCAAAGCCTTTCCCCTTTACTCGTGGGTACTCAATCCATTCCCAGTCATAGTTCTTGTCAAGTTCACCTTTGCTTAAAGCTATTCTAAAAGTGGATTCTGCTATTCCATTGTATTTCTGTCCATGATAGCTTCTTACAGGGATTGGCCCATCCTTATGCTCTAACATAGCTTTGGCGTCATCAAGGGTTAGATAGTCGCCATAACGCATTAAATATTCATTACCATTATCATGCTCATAATAATTGTATAATGAAAAAGGGTATTTCACTCCAGTATCGGCGTCAAACACTCCCTCTCCGGTTATTACACTTGTTTTTGTAAATTTGCCTTCTTCGTCCCTTTTCTCTCTGCTGCCTAATCCCTCTGCAAGCATACGGTTTAACTTTTCCTTATCCTCGGAGATGGGAGATTCGGGTACTTGATCTTGAAACTCCTTATACTCTGCAAAAGCTTTGATTTGCCTTGCCCCATCGTTCAGCCATGTTTTGAATTTATCAATAGGCACCTGGGTAATGGATCCAAAACCTTTCCAGCCTGGAGGATAGTTAGCCATGTATGCTTGCTGGGCCTGTTCTTCTGAATCAAAGCCTAACATTACCTTGCTTTCGTCAAATTCTCCGGTCTGTGGGTTAATCTGATCAACTACAAATACAGTTTCGGACAGGGGGTTTTCTCCTATAAATACATCCACCTGATCGCCATCCTTGCCTTTCGTTCGCTTAAAATAGCCGTATGTGTTATTCATGGTAACGCTCCATTTCTTTCCATTCTGGTCTGTCCCGGTGCGTTCTGATCCTTTTGGGTTCTCAATAGTTATATCAAGCCCCTGGACTTGTATATGTCCTTTCTTGTAGTTCCCTGCTTCTTTCTGTTCAGGGCTTGGATCAGTATTAACCGCTTCCTCCTCCTTCTTTATTTCGGCTTTTTTGGCGGCCTTTTCAGCTTCGGCCATTATATCTACAGGCTCGGCATCTTGCCTGTCTTTAGCATCTGTAGCACCCTTTTCACGTTCTTGCTGTCTATTGACTTGGGGTTCTCCTCCAGGTATCTCTCCAGTACTTCCTGTAGTGTTGGTTGTCCGTATTTCAGTGCCAGCTCCTCCCTGAATAGAAGCATTTCCAGGGCTTCCTTGTCCCCATTCAGTGCCATGTTCGCCTCTGTCATTTTCAGTAGCGACATCCGCTCCTTTCTTTCCATTGTATTGTATGTTAAAGTGTTTTTCTATTGCTTCTATCTTGCTTAGTGTTTCGGCCGGATTAAACAGTGTACCTCCAACACCTTGCAGGCTATTATATAACTCATTAAATTTCTGTATCTGATACTTCTGGCTTTCTGTTTTAAACATAGCGGCCAGGGAGATGGCAAAGTTAGAATATCTTTCCAATGGCGCAAACTGCCCAGAGTTAAAATCCATCTGTATTTGCATAGACCAAACAGTGGCTGCCGTCAAGGCTTCCTTTTGCGTCTTGCATTTCATAAATATTTCATCCTGGACGAGATACGAATAGACCTCAATGGCCTGCTGTACATCTTCTAATATTTTACTCCCTTTCTTGCTTGCATTGTCCCGGTGTATGGTTTTCAGTATGGCTTTTTTTGCATTATCTGGCAACATGGTGTTAAATATGCGCTCTAGGTTGTCTATTCCTCCTTCAAATAGCCGGTAGGAAATAACGTCTGTTATGTCCTGAACAGCCTCTGGGGTTAGCTTACCGTACTTATTGAATGCGGATTGAAACTGTGTATTGTTTATTGCGCCCTGCTCAAATAGGTATTTTAAGGCCGCCTCTCCATTGCTCCTTATGATTTCATTCATAGATAACAAAACGTCACTACTCTCATCCTGGTTAAGTGCAATGTCGGCAAAGTGGCCGATATTGTCCCCTAAACTCATCAAGGTTGTCTTGGGTGCTATCCTCTGAATATCCCCGGTTTCAATATCGGCTATGCTGCGCTGTCCTAATTTTATTGCTGTGTCATCGTCAACCGGAAGCATACGGACTAACACGGGCGACTGCATCTGTTCTATTGCTTGCGGATCCAGCCCAAAGCGCTCTGCGTTATCTGTCAGGTATTGCTTGTATCTGGCGGCCTGTTCCGGAAAATCCCGATGCATAATAATAAGGCCATTGCCTCTATTATTGCCTTGTATAACTTCCCCTCTTTCGTTTATTACCGGAGCACCTCCGTATGCTGTTGCGGATGCTGTAATTTCTTCCGGGTTGATTTTTTTAGCTATTCTTTCAGCCGCCAATTCGCTGTTTACATCGGTTCTTTCTTTGGGTTGCGCCTCGGAAATGAAAAACCGGGGGTTTCGCGCCTGTTTAACATGGGACGGTTGCAAACTCTGTGCTTCAATAATCGCATAACTTCCATCCTGTTCTTCGCTTGTGGCAAATTTAACCTTTGTAGGTGCGCCAACTACGGCCGGCACATTTTCTTGCCGGTCTATACGCTGACCATTCATAAGTCTAAAACCGCGCCTCCTTGCGTCTCTCGCCTTGTCAACTGCAAAGTCCGGCACATTGGCAATATCTTCCTGTTGCTCCGGTTCGGTTTGCTCTGTTGACTGCTGTGTTGCCTGTGCTGCCTTCGCCTCCTCCTTCGCCTGATTGCGCTTTTCAATGTCGGCTTTTAATCTTTCTGCCTGTTCCAGCTCCCGGCGCTTCTTTAATATGTCCCGCATCTGGATATACTTTTCGGCATTAGCCCTTTCGGCGGCTACTTTGCGGCGCTTCTTTATCGGATCCTTTTCTTTCTCGGCTGCCTTAATAGCTTTTTCTGCCTCGGCAATATAATCATCCACTACGGCGGCGGCATCTTCGGGGCTAAATTCAGTCATCAGCGCATCAATAAAGTCTTGCGGCTCGGTTATCTGGCTGTAGTCGATATAGCCTTCCTTGTCTTTCGGAAACTCTTTTACCGGGGCCGGCGCTTGTGTTTCGGATTCTGTGGTTGGTTGCCCTGTGCTTTCTGTCTGTATAAGCTGTCCTGCTGCTGCTGGGGGTGCTGCTGGTGGCTCGTCCCCTGGCTTATCGTTACGGATAAGTGCATTTGTAAACTGATCGGCCGGCAGGCTTATTACTTTCTGTTCCTTGCCCTGTTCGTTTAGAATAGGCTCATCAAGCTGTAATAATATCTCCCCTGTAGCGGGATCTATGCTCTGTATGGTTGCCGTTGTGGGCTTATTGTTCAGGTTAAGCTGTACAACATCCTGCACATTAACGCCTTCAACTGCCTGCTGTATTTCGTCAGGTTCGGGTGTTTCGGCTTCCTGCTCTGCCTGAGCGGCTACGGTGTTGCGTATTTCTTCGGCTATGGCATTAGTGGCCTCATCGGCATTGGTCTGGTCTAAGAGCTTGGATATCTCTCTTATGGAAAGCATCTTTTTATTGCCTTCCTGATCTACAACAATAACCGGCTTATCCTCGGAATGCGCCTTGTCAACGAAGCCTTCGGCATCGAATGCTACATTTTCGGATAAGATATGCACCTGCTCTCCGGTAATGGTTTCCACAAGGGTAAGGTTTCCGGCTTTGTCGGTTCGGGACTGGATCTGCTCTGTTATTCTCTGCACCTGATCTTCTATATCGTCCGAATAGGACTGCATAAGGCCATCATAGCGGGCTTTAGCGTTTGCATAGCGGAGTACTTGTTCTGCGTCCTCCCTTTCAGGTATGCTGGCAATAAAGGCCGGATCCTGAATAACCTCATCAAGCGCCGGATCTATATCCTTTGCGGCTTCTTCCAGTTCCTTCTTGGCTTTACGGATAGACATACGCCTGTTTACACCCTCGTAAAAGCTATTTTCGAGTTGCAACTGTTCGGGTGTAACTTCGCCTTCTGTCTTGCGCTTCATATCGGCTATGTTGGCACCTCTCTGCTGTTGTAGCTTGGCCACATAGTTGGCAATAATCATTCCGGCGGCTATCTGATTGTCCCTGTCCTGGTTATTGATAGGATCGTCTAGGTTGATAGGGCTGTTCTCGTCTTGCTGTTGCGGGGCTTTGGCTTGCTTGGCTGCTTTGGCTTGCTTGGCTGCATTTACTGCCTGCTTAACGATTGCATGAAGCTGTTCATCGCTGGCATTATCTATCTCGGCCTGTATGTCTTCCCAGTTCTGGTCGCCAAAGGCTTTCCTTCCGGCTTCTCCGGCTTTCTTTAGCTCTTTTTCAGCTCTGTACTTCGGGGTACGATAGCCAGCTGTCTTAGCAACAGAGAAAGCGCCCCCCATAAGGGAAACACCCAGGAAAGTATCAATCTGCTGATCTACATCCCACAGGTCGCTGATTTCCTGATCGCCTACAAACATAGCGTTCAAAGCGGTGCCAACCTGTTCTTCTGCCCACTCGCTAATCGTTCCATGCCATTGCGTTTTGGTGGCAAAATCATCTAC